AAGATAGGATCATCCGGCGACTATGCCAAGATAGGATCATCCGGCTACGGTGCCCAGATAGGATCATCCGGCAACTATGCCAAGATAGGATCATCCGGCGACTATGCCAAGATAGGATCATCCGGCAACTATGCCCAGATAGGATCATCCGGCAACTATGCCCAGATAGGATCATCCGGCTACGGTGCCCAGATAGGATCATCCGGCGACGGTGCCAAGATAGGATCATCCGGCGACGGTGCCAAGATAGACAGCACAGGCGAAGGCTGTGTCATCATGTGCGCAGGTATTAACTCTGTAGCAAAAGCCTCAAAAGGATCATGGATAACATTATCCGAATGGTCTTATTCTGATAAAAAGCAAAGATATATCCCCGTTTGCGTAAAAACGGAATTTGTTGATGGGGAGAAGATAAAGGCGGATACATATTACAAATTAGCTGGAGGGGTATTTAAAGAAATACAATAGTCCAAAGGCATTGCTTATCGGAGGATCGCATGAGAGACATCTACATCAAAGACCCCGACGGCGAACCGGAATACGACGGGGAGGAAGACAACGAGGAATATGAGGAAGACAAAATCCAGCGGGACTGGGAAATGTCAACATTGTATTGGTAAATAATTTAATCAACAATAATATGGAAGAGAACAAAGAATTAACGAAATTACAATTACTTCAAGCTAAACAAGCAGCAGAGTTTAGTGCAACCCCATTAGGGCAGACCGTCAAACAATTTGAGACCATGCAAAGAATGGGAATCATGTATAGCGAAAGTACCATAGTACCAGAGATTTATAAAAACAACGTAGGAAATTGCGTTATAGCGCTAGATATTTCCATGCGGATGAACGCCAACCCACTAATGGTAATGCAGAATCTATACATCGTAAAGGGAGTTCCGTCATGGTCCAGTAAGTTTCTAATCGCGTTAATCAACATGAGCGGCAAGTTCTCCGCTCTCAGATATAAGAAAAAGAGCCTTGGCAAGATCGGCAAGATTATGTTCAATGAGACCGTATGGGACAACGTGGCAAGAAAGAACACTTTGGTATCAAGAGAATTTGACGGGACGGACATTGATAACATAGAATGCGTGGCCTATGCTACAGAACTATCTTCCGGGGATGTCTTCGAATCTGACCCGATAACGATCGAGACCGCCATAAGGGAAGGATGGTTTACAAAATCCGGAAGTAAATGGCAAACGATGCCAAACCTCATGCTCACTTATCGGGCGGCAGCGTTCTGGCAACGGACGTTTTGCCCCGAGATCAGTATGGGATTCCTCACCAAGGAGGAAGTGGATGATATCGGGGACAACAAGGTCTTCTCACACGGTAAGCCTCAAGACGTAAAATCTAAAAAAGAAAAGATGAAATCCTCAAAATCAAAAAGAGATAGCATGCCATGAACAAATACTCATCCTATACCAACGCCGAGTTGGAGGAGCATTTATCAAACTACCTTATTGATTCTTGGAGTTACAGCAAGGTAGCCTCTTTCTCCCGGAACGAGAAGGAGTTCGAGAAACGGGAGATTTACCGGGAAAGATCCAGATCATCCTCCAGCACGGTAGCGGGTAACGCCTATCATTCGGCCTTGGAGTATTTCTTCATGGAGCTACAGCGCAAGGGGCAGATACTACCGATCACGGAAATGGAGAGGGTAGCGTTCTCATACATAGAGGAGGTACACCCGAATGATTGGAAGATACAGAAAACGACACCTACCGTAGAGGAATGCAAGATCGAGGCCACCAAGAACGCCACGAGGCTTATCAATAACTTCTACGGGGAGAAGGATATCTATCTTTCCGGTATCAAGGAGATAATCGCCGTGGAATCAAGGTGCGAGGAATGGGTAACGATAAACGGGGTGGACATCCCCCTACCCTGCCACGCTAGGCTAGACTTGGCGATAAGGACGGAAAGCGGTCGGACGGTCATCATAGACCATAAGTCAAGGGCCAAGTTCACCGATGACGAGGAGCTAACGTTTATCTGCGGGAAACAGGCAATGACCTACGTCAAGTGCTATGAGTCCCGCTTCGGGGAGAATGTTGACGAGGTATGGTTCGTGGAGAACAAGATCTCGAAAAACAAGGACGGCTCCTCCCAGTTGAAGAAATTCGTGATCAATCTCGATAACGACACGAGGAAGCTTTACGAGGCCATATTGTACGAGCCGCTAAAAAGGATGATAGAGGCCGTGTCCGATCCGGATTACGTGTACATGATCAACGATAGCGACAACTTCGTGGACAGGGCCGAGCTTTATAATTTCTGGGCCAAGACGCTGATAGCGGAGGTCGATGATTTCAACGTGCCCGAGTCAAAGAAGGAATTGATATCGAAGAGACAGAAAAAAATACGGGACGCTTCCCTTGGATCGGTAAACCCCAAGGTAATATCCGAGTTCAAGAGGAACGCTTCCTCATTCATTCAATATGATTTATCCAATAGTAATATGACAAACAGCGAGAAAATAGAGCATATCCTACGGACATTCGGGGTGATCGTGAACGTGGCCAAGGAGATTAACGGGTACTCGTCAGACACGTATCTGCTAGAGGTATCCGCTGGGACAAAGATCACGACAGTGATGAAATACAAGCTAGACATAGCGAACGCGCTGGACGTGCCATCCATAAGGATGGGTAACGAGCTTATGGTGTATGAGGGAAAATCCTACCTCTCCATAGAATCACCGAAGAAAAGAACCAAGTCCTTGTACTGGGACAAGAAGTATATCGACGGCATGAGGATTCCCATAGGAACGGATAACTTCGGAAGGCTCGTGGTGTGGGATCTCGATAACAACTCCACGCCTCACGCCTTGATCTGCGGAGCTACCGGTAGCGGTAAATCCGTGTGTATCATATCCACGATAGAATACGCCCGCTTAGCCGGTATCCGGGACATCGTAATTTTCGATCCGAAATACGAGTTCTGTAATTATTCCTCCGAGAAATACATAAAGGTCTATAATGATATAGAAGAAATAGAGGCCAAGATGAAAGAGCTCGTACAGGATATGCAGGAAAGGGCTAAATCGAGGGCATCATGGAAAACGCTGGTGGTGTTCGATGAGTTCGCCGACGCAGTAGCGTCCTCCCGTTCGGGAACGGAACTTGACATAAAGGAAATGGTCGAGGTTGGCCAGCGAAAGAACGCTTTCGGTTTCCTCGAGCCTAAAATGGAACTACGTACGGTTGGCCGTGAGAAGTCATTGGAGGAGAATCTGAAGATGTTGTTACAAAAGGGACGATCGCTTGGGTTCCGGATCATGGCGGCTACGCAAAGAGCGTCGGTTAACGTGATCACGGGAGACGCTAAGGTGAATTTCCCCGTACAGATATGCTTCCGTGTACCTAAGGAGATTGACTCCAAGGTTGTTCTTGACGAGCCGGGAGCCGAGACGTTGGGCGGCATGGGGGACGGACTGATGAAATCTCCCGAGTATCTAGGTATCGTGAGGTTTCAAGGCTTTTATAAAAAATAACGGCCATGGCTAAAAGGTACCAGCTATCCGAGTCTTTCATTAAAACACTGTCCCGCCATCTATCGGTTATCCTAGAACACGTGGATTCCAAGGGAAGACCAAGGATAGCCGATACCGTAAGATTGGCCAAAAAGGATCTAAAGAAACTCGAGAAAATAATCCAAGATGAAAGAACTGATATTCTGCCTCAATGAGGCATGCTCTAAAAGACATTGCCTCTGTCATCAACGGCAGAGGCATTGGAAAGACCCGTCTAAAAAAGATGGGGGAACTACAAGGGCTTCGGCCCTATTTGAAGGGAGAACACCTTGCAAAGGATATATCCCACAATATGACAGAAAAAGTATAACATTAATTATTAAAGTATATGGAAAAATTCATCGCTCAAAACGAGCCTTTATCAAACAGGCCGCAAATCCTAGAGGACTCATGCGACGCCGTCGAGGAGATCTGGTACAATCATCCTTTTACCGAGGACGAGTTGAATGAGATCAAGACCAAGCTAGCGGACACGTCAATTGATATAGCCGAATTGGAACAGGAGAAAGCGGACTGGATGGAGTCGTACAAATCACGGCTAAAACCGCTTAATACGGCCAAAGCAAAGTATCTTGACCAGATCAAGCGTAAATCCGAGGATATCAAGGACAAGTGCTATAAGTTCCTTGATCACGAGAACAAGGAAGCCAATTATTATAATGGTGCCGGCGAACTTGTCTATTTCCGGAGGATGCAACCCCAAGAAATGCAGAAATCAATTTTTAATATTAATCGTAAAACAGGAACAGAATCATGAGTGAGAACAAATTAAATGTGGTTGTACCGAAAGATTATAGTGGTGCACCAATCGAAGTAGTATTGAGAGAAGGAAAAGCCCCCGTAGCGCTCGACCCGAAAGAACCAACTCCCGTTAATATTGAAGGAACGATTGACAGCCCTTTGCGTTGGCTCGAAAAACGAGTGGGGCTTATCGATCAAAAGCGGGCAAATATAACGGTAAACCGTGATGATATGGAAATATCTTTAGTGGACAAAGAGACTGATTACTATAGAAACCGTATTACTGGAGTATTACAGCCGTCCAAAGAAATGGTTGAGTTTGGTATCAATGCGGAAAAGAAGTGGGAACCTATCAAGTTATCCAAGTTCTTCAAGATGCATCGTGCCTTCTTCAAGGACAAATCGGAAAACATGACGCTGGTGTCTGCCTTGAAAAACTTCAAGGCAAAGGTAAACCAAGACATAGAGCGAAGCAAGGAAGAGAATGGCAGCAGAACCGATAACTATTCGCAGGTGGTTGATTCCAATCTCCCGGGGTCGTTCAAGTTGAACATCCCACTTTTCAAGGGTTTTGCGTGTGAGGAAATCGAGGTTGAGATTTACGCTGATGTGGACGGAAGAGACGTTTCGCTATCCCTTGTGTCAGCTGGGGCAAATGAAGCCATTGAGGAATACAAGAATAAAGTGATTGACGAGCAACTGGATGCCATCAGAAAGATCGCTCCAGATATCGTAATAATAGAAATATAATAACGCAAGTTTCGTGTTTTTCATGGTATTAGATTTGGGTTAGTTAATTATTATCCCCGCCGTCCGTGAGGATATGCGGGGATTTCGGGCGGTAAGTATTCCGGGATGAAACGTTACGGAGTGCGCATGACGTAAAGAGGCCGGTTCGATCCCGGCACCGTCCACGAATAACAAACACATAATCATGGGAACAATACAGAATTTAGATCACTTGACAATGGCCATGTACCTTATCACCGCAATACTCGGACTTATAGCAGTGATCTTGGCCATATTCTTACTAATAAACGATAAAGAAAGGAGGAATCCGTGGGAAAGAAAAAACATGATTTAGTGATAGCCGTTGACCCGGACATAGATAAATCCGGTATATGCGTACTGTTTCCTTCAACGAGACAGCTAATTCTAAAGAGCCTCCCCTTCCCTGTCTTAGTTGATTTTATCAAGGAGGCGAGAGAGAGGTACAAGGGGGTAGACATAGTGGTCATTGTCGAGGCCGGATGGCTTAACGAAAAAAGCAACTTCCATAAGGCTAGGGGTAAATCCGGCGAGAGGATAGCCAAGTATGTAGGTCGTAACCAGCAAACCGGGATATTGCTTCTCCAGATGTGCGAGCACATAGGGATTCCCTGCGAAGAGGTAAAGCCTTTGACCAAGCATTGGAAAGGGGACGAGGGCAAGATAACCCATGAGGAACTCTCCTACATAGTCGGTCCCTTGCCTAAGAGAACGAACCAAGACCAACGTGACGCTACGATTCTGGCTTGGTGGTACGCCGATCTACCAATAAAAATAAAGACTTGGTGATATGGCGAAGAAGAAAGACGAGCAAGAAAAGGTGAGATGTGGCGATTGCGCCAACGGACATCCTCACAAGGGGCTATGCGTTTGGTGCATCATACATGATGCAGGAAGAGTCGCTAACTCCACGAGATTTTGTAACACTTTTAAAAAGAGAAAATAATATGGAACAAGAGAAATTTGATTTATGGTGCGTGGTCGAGTTATTCGGCCATTCAAGGATAGCGGGAAGATGTACGGAACAGAACGTGGCCGGTACCAATATGCTTCGGGTAGACGTTCCGGATACGAGTAACCAGCCCGGTTTCACCCGCTTTCTCTCATCGGGGGCCATATACGCTATAAATCCTGTCTCCGAGGAAGTGGCAAGGCAAATGGCGGAGAACCTGCAAATACAACCTGTAAACATATGGGATGTAAACCACCTTGTAGACCAGAAACTAAAGTCATTACAGGGCGGCGAGTCTCCGGATTTTGATTTTTAATATATGGATAAGGGTTTCATTATGCTCTCTCGTAAGTTTTTTTCTAATGAAATGTGGGAAGCAGCCCGGACATTCTCGGAGTGCGAAGCGTGGCTTGATCTAATACAATCGGCACGATTTGAGGCAACCGACACGATCGAATGTATCGGAGGTAGAGAAATAACATATGGGAGAGGATAATAAATCCTCTCTATTTTATAATAATCATTTAGATAACTGTATGAAAAGAGGACTAAGCAAGCTTACCCCCAAGGAGCTATCTATGTTAAATAAGACTATTAAAGGGAAACGGATAGTATCCTTTTATTCTGAAGATGGGGATATAATTAATGAAATGATGCCTTCTTGCGATAAACTTCGAAAATTCAAAATTAAGCATGCTATCATTTATGCACTTGATGGAACAATAGTAAAGCGCATTCCAATCGGTGGCAGAGCAATATATCTTTTTGCAGAGAATCATGGAATAAGCTCAAGAATGAGAGATGCAATTCGTGAAGAGGCCATGAAACTAAATGACAGTATAAAAAGAAAAGTATTTGAAAGAGACGGTAGATATTGTGCTGTTTGTGGATGTTCTGAAAAACTCTGCATAGATCATATTATTCCTGTATCAAGAGGAGGCTTTACAGTTTTGGACAATCTTCAAGTATTATGTGAGAAATGTAATTTACAGAAAAGCAATATGACAATGGAGGAATTTAAATTGTGGAGAAATAAACATGGCACGACCAAATAAAGAAGGACTAGACTATTTCCCTTTCGATACTAATTTATTCCAAGACATTCGCATCCGTAAACTAATCAAGTATCAAAGCGGTAAAGCCGTAACAGTATATGCTCTCCTGCTATGTATTATCTACAAGGATGGGTACTACATGAGGTGGGACAAAGAGTTGCCCTTCATTATATCGGAACAAACCGGGTTTGAAGAGGCGTATGTATTGGAGGTTATTAACAGCTGCTTGAAACTGGGGTTATTTTCCAATGAATTATACACGTCTGATGGGATATTGACTTCGAGAGGAATACAAGAGAGATATAAAAAAATATGCGATTTATGCAGAAGAAAAAGTGAAATTTCGGAGTTTTCACTTATTTCTTCGGAAGAAATCGGTATTTCTTCCGAAGAAAAGCCTATAAACTCCGCAAAAAGTACACAAAGAAAAGGA